TGGAACGATAACCTTTAACAAGGCATACACCGATTTAAATTATGTACAGAGCTTTTCTGTTAAGGTGACAGTAACGGACGAATTTAACGAATCAGTTGAAGTAACAGCTGTATTAGGTGTTGGTCAGTATGCACTATGGATGGGTAAGTATAACGTTAAAGTCGGTGGAAAACTTAATGTCGGAAGTGATCTGACTGTTGGTGGTTCAGCGAATATTAATGGACGTATATATACTCCAAATGAAATAAGTGCGGCATCATTCAAATATAAAGACACCGCCAGTCATGCAATGCACGAGGTTGCTTATGGGTATCATACTCCTGGGTCTGAACCAGTTTATATGAATTCTGGTATGGCTGGACATAGATTCACCGATGTCCGGATATACGACCCAGCTTATGCATCAAAGCATTTTGATAGTGACAAAAAAAACCCATCCATTCAAATTAATAAGCAAGGAGTATATTTGATTGTTTGTCGTGTGCATGGCACAAATGTACAACAAAATGGCTCGTATGGCATTGGTTTTACAATCAATAAACTCGATAATTCGGGTGAATGGGTTCTAAATCAATATGATATGTTCGCTACCTTCTATGCATGTGCGGCGTCATCAGTTTTTGGACCGGTATTAAGAGCAGGTGACGTGCTTAGATGGCAATGTATTGCTGACCCAAGTAGACAAGTTGAGTATTTCGGAATGTGGGTATTTCATATGAGCGACCAATAAAGGAGATACGTATGATTATTGAATTAAAAAATGGAGTGCAATTCTTATTATCTAATTACGAGGATTGCGATGATTATATTAGTTTATCTATTCCTACATGTGTTACGCAATCAGTTCTCACGGAATTCACCGAGGAGAATCTAGAAACTGTATTTATTAAAGACGATAAATTTAATCCAATTTCTGCATATAAAAATTTAACTTTAGATAATGATATCGGGTATTCACTACAGTTCAACCAGACTTCTTTTAATCTATCGAAATACCATTTAACGGACAGATTGAACAGTATGGAAGCAGAATGCAAGAAGATTCCTAGTTTAACTGAGCAGCTTACACAGGCACAGGCAGACATTGCATATATCAGTGTTCTGTCTGACATTGACACGACAACTACTGAGAAGGAAACATCAAATGAAAGCAGTATTTGAATTAGCTAAGAAGTACTACCCACAGTACTGGAGCAAGGAACGTTTAGACGTACTCCTTGCCAAAAAGAAACTAACGCAGGAAGAATACGATGAACTAACAAAGGACAAATAGTAGATGCAGAATGCATCTTTTTTGATGAAAGGAAAAAGAAACTATGACAATGAATGGTATTGATATTTCAAATTGGCAAGCAGGAATCAATTTATCAAATATTGCTTTTGATTTCTTGATTGCAAGAGCGACAGAAGGTATTGGTTGTGTTGATAAATATTGCGATGGCTATATTCAACAAGCAATTAAACTAGGTAAACCATTTGGCTTCTACCACTTTGCTAGACCGACAGCAAATAACGACGCTATTCGTGAAGCTGATTATTTCTACAATAACTGTAAAGGATATTTTGGCAAAGGTATTCCTATTCTTGACTGGGAAGCAGAAAACAAGCATAACGTAGCATATGCAAAAGCATGGCTAGACAGAGTTTATCAATTATCAGGTGTTAAGCCTGTAATCTATATGAGTGAATCAGTGGTTAACTCTTATGATTGGTCAAGCGTTGCAAATGCTGATTATGGTTTATGGGTAGCAAAATATCGTGATAATAATCCAGATTACAACTACAACATGGCAAATGCAGGAAGCAGACCACGTGTGAAGTGGTGGAAGTTCTACTGCATGTGGCAGTGGACAAGTTCCGGCCGTCTGAACGGCTACAATGGTAACCTGGATTGCGATGTATTCTACGGAGACCGGTCAACATGGGATGCGTATGTCGGCAAGTCAACAAGTGCAACAAAGCCTCAGCCAAAGCCTGTGACCAAGACAGTTGATCAGCTTGCTGATGAAGTAATCGCAGGGCAGTGGGGCAATGGTTCAGACAGAAAGAAGCGTTTGACTGATGCAGGCTACAACTATACAGTAGTACAGGCAATCGTCAATAAGAAGATGGCTGCTAGAAATCAATCTGTTTACTATGTAGTCAAGAGGGGCGATACACTGTCTGCTATTGCATCGAAGTTCGGAACGACATATCAGCACTTAGCGCAGTTAAATAATATTGCAAATCCTAACAAGATTTACGCAGGTCAGAAATTAAGAATCAAGTAGAAAGAAGGGGATATTATGGATTTAACAACTTATGCAGTACCAGTGATCATGGCGATTTGCTGGTGCATCGGATTTATCGTCAAGAAGTGGGTTAAGGATGTGGATAACAAGTATATTCCAACAATCGTTGCACTTCTAGGTATTCTGTTAAATGTATGGATGAATGGATGGATTTTCACACCAGAAATCATTCTTGGTGGTTTAGCTAGTGGTTTAGGCTCGACAGGCATCAATGAACTAGTAACACAGTACACAAAAAGCGAAGAGTAGGTGTTGCCAATGGACCAGACTGTTTTGCAAATGATCGTGACAATTATCTGCGCAGTTCTTGCAAGTGGTGGATTCTGGGCATACATGCAAAGCGTAGGCACCAAGAACAATGCACAGGCTCAAATGCTTCTCGGACTTGGTCACGACAGAATCGTTTATCTAGGCATGAAATATATCGAGCGTGGTAATATTACAAAAGATGAATATGAAAATCTGTACGAATATCTGTACAAACCATATTCTGCACTTGGTGGTAATGGCTCGGCAAAAAAGGTAATGGAAGAAGTCAACAAGTTACCAATCCATGAATCATTGCATTAATAAGAGGTGGTAGAAATACCACCTTTTTTTTAATAGAAAAAAGCCATACACGAATGTATGACCTTTTTCCATATGCAACGTTAGGAGAATTATACATATACTAACAATGAGTACATCTCTATTGTAACACTTATTCTTTTTTTGTGCTGACTTCATCATGTGCCTTATGAATAAGTAACACTATGATGTCTACTTCAATACCACTTCAAGCTCAATTCCATTTTCATCTTTCAAGTAATAGATCACTTCAACGATGTTTTTTAAAAGATTGTTTTTAGCTTTTGCCGATATGCTTTCGTCCTCTAAAGCGTTGAGTGCTTCATGCAATGAATAGTACTTTCTTCTTGTATCGTCTACGCTGGGTTTGAATTCCTTAGCTTTTTTTATTTTCTCTTGCAGTTCTTTTCTTTCTTGTGCCAACTTTTCATTACGCATCAGAAACACTTCTTTTGTATATACTTTTTCTTCAAGCAAGTCATATAGTTCCGTCTGCTTTATTTCTAGATTAGCTAAATTCTTCTTGTGACATTTTGAGTTCTTTTCTTCTTTTCCTTATTCTTTCTCCGATTCCCATAATACTCATCTCCATAAATAAAGGATAGCATAATAGTGATTTCAGATAAACAGAAATAGAAAAAAATAACATTTTTGTTGACGAACAATCAACGCAGGCCTATAATGTAAGTGTGATTTGAAATCACGTTAAAAAGAAGGGAGAAGGAAATGACAAATACAAAAGAATTCAAAATTGCAATGTTGAGAGCCGGATATACTAATGAATCTTTAGCTCCTGCAATTGGCATGTCTAAGGCAACTTTGAGCTACAAAATCAACAATTTGCGAGAGTTCACAGCTTCTGAAATCAAAAAGATACAAGAAACTCTTCGTCTGTCAGATGAAGAAAGAGACCTCATTTTTTTTTGCGAGATAAGGTGATTATGGCAGAATACACATTTGGCAACATCAAAGTCAAAGTTATTGACAAGTCTAACCACGGCAAAAGACGGAAAGTGCTTCAAGAGCCGTTAGACAGATTTTACAAAGCCATCCAAAAAGGAAAGAAGGACAAATATGAAGGACAAACTGAAAGACAAGCTGACAGACAAAAAGATTGATCAAACAGCTATTCGGGAAATGGTAAGAAGAAAAGCAATTGCACAGCACTATGTCCATTCCAAACTGGACAGAAAAGTGCTCATTATGCAACTTGCTGAGGAATCTGCAGAGCTATCACAGGCGTGCCTCAAGTACATCAGAGCACTTGATGGAACAAATCTATGTGCTGAGCAGGATCAAGAAGTATATATGGACAACATCGTTGAGGAATACTCCGATGTGGCAAATGTAGCTGAAGTTGCATGGATCCATGTAGATTATGAAATTATTGCCAACAAAGCAGAACGCTGGGCAGACAGACTGAAAGCATTAGAAGAAAGGAAAGGTGCAAATTATGAATGAAAAAAAGGCTCTAGAGGTGCATCATTTTGAAAAACCATTGGATATTCCATCCTTTGCAAGAAGAAAGGAAACAGTTGAAGAAGAAACAGTACAGACTATCAGCAATAGTGATGTTGCACTGATTTGTTTCCTGACACTTTCAATTCTCACACTTGTAGCTATTCAGCTTGGAGTATTGATGATATGACATTCACTGCAAGTATTAAATTCCTTCAGAAGAAAAACAAGGCTTTAAGAAAGTTGGTCTCAGATCTAGAAGAACTGAATGCAAAGCAGTTCGATGAGTTGCACAAAGCACAGCTCCGCATTCAGCGACTTGAAAGCGAGAATGCAGAATTAAGAATGGAGAATGATTCGCTATATGGAAATAAATTGGAACTTATGGAAGGAGATGGAAGCCATGCAAAGTAACTTTCACCTAGATGCATATGAAGTAGATGCAGTAACACAACAGGGTAGACCTGTTCGATTCGATATTACAGATGGATGCAATGGCAAGTATCTAATCCATACAGAACATGACCAACTATATGTAGACAAGTCAGCGCTGATTAAAGTTATGCAACTGATTGAAAATGAGAAAGCAGGAGAATGAAACATATGTATATGTGTAGCAAGAACAATGGAGCAATGGCAAAGAACACTGCAATCCTTCAAGAAAAAGAGGTAACAGACCGATATATAAATGATCTAAGCGCAAAGATATTAACTGCATTCTGCTACATTCTGAACAAGGCAGAAGATGCTGACAAGGACGTTTATGACAAGATGATGGCACGCAGAAGCCAAGAACTGATTGATGATATTACAGAAATTATAGAAGACAGGAGATAGAAATGATTGATCTTAAAGCAATTCATGATGAATTGACAAAGTATTTGTCAGAAGTGGCAGAAAGCTACTTTGACAACAGAGTGGATTACTACAAACCACGCTATGTGGATCTGCAGATTAAATTCTCTGTGAATCCTGCAACAAATGAAATTATACAGACAGTGTCATGTGGGAGAAAGATTCCACCTAGATACATTTGGCATCCACGTCATATGACACGCGATCAGCTTTTAGAGGAATTAAAGGAGGAAAAGAAAAATGTATCTCTACGAAATACCACAGGCTTATAAGACTATTCTGGACAATGCAGATCCAGAAACAGGAGAAATCGACTATGAAGCATTAGACATGCTTGAAGATTCTCTTCACAGCAAGGCAGATGCCTATGCAAAGATCATTCGCTCGCTGAGCGCACAGAGTGCAGCAGTCGAATCAGAAATCGAGCGCCTTGAAGCTCTGAAGACTGCAAATGACAACAAGGTGGCAAGGCTGAAGGAGAACCTTCTGAAGGCAATGGAATCAATGGATGATGAGAAATTCAAGACAGATCTGTTCTCATTCAGTATCAGACAGGCAAGCTCTCAGCCTCTTGAAATCGATGAAACACAGGAGATTCCAATCAAATGGTGCAAGACTACAGTCACACCTGATAAGGCAAGAATCAAGGAGGCACTAAAGAAAGGAGAGAAATTAGGTTTTGCAAAACTTGGCGAGAGAAAGCAATTCCTGATGATCAGATAACATGGCAATCAATGTAATGATTCTAGGTGCGAGTGGAACAGGAAAATCTGCTTCCATGCGAAACTTCAATTCAGAAGACGTAGCACTCGTAAATGTATGCGCAAAGCCACTTCCGTTCAGAAAGAAGCAGTTTGAAACACTTGATTCAGACAACTATGCAGAGATCAAAAGATTTCTGAAGAAGACAGCACGAAAGATCATCGTAATTGATGATGCACAGTATCTGATGGCTGATGAATACATGAGAAGAGCATCAGAACGAGGTTTCGACAAATTCACTGATATCGGTCAGAACTTCTGGAATCTGATTAAATTCTGTGAAGCACTGCCTTCAGACAAGGTAGTCTACTTTCTGCAGCATACAGAAATTTCAAGTGATGACAAGACAGTTAAGGCAAAGACAATCGGCAAGATGCTGGATGAAAAGATCACACTTGAAGGACTGTTCTCTATCGTACTGAGGACATCAGTAGATGACGGACACTACACATTCCACACAAGAAATAATGGATCAGATACAGTCAAGTCGCCTATCGGCATGTTTGACAAGCCTGAAATCGATAATGACCTGGCAAAGGTGGATGAGGTCATCAGAGCCTACTATTCAGACATCTATGCAGAACAGGACAGCTACAGGGACTCAGTTGCAGTTCTTGATCATGAACCAGAACAGGATAGAGATACAGAACGTATCAGCAAGGCAATTGATGATTCAGAAGCACCTGGAGGAACACCAGCAGACACACCTCTGTCCAAATGGGGAGAACTCAAGATCAGACTTGATGATGCAAAGATCACTGTTGATGAACTGAAGAAATTCGTTGTATCAAGCGGAGTCGTTGAAGCAACTGTTGAGCCATCTGACTATGAGGATGACTTCATCGATTATCTGTTAGCTAATTTTGAAAAACTGAAGAAAAACATTAAAGGAGGAAAGTAATAATGGCTAATTCAAAATACAATACATCATTCGAAGTTGAAGATAAGGAGTACACACTTCTTGAACCCGGAGAATATCCATATGTAGTCACAGAAGTAAAATATGGTGACTACAACGGCAGCGCAAAGGTTCCAGCTTGTCCAATGGTAACTGTCGAACTGGAAGTAGACGGTGGAGAACAGGGCAAGATCTCAGTCAGCAACAACTTCTATATCTGCAAGGAATGTGCAGGACTGCTGGCTGCATTCGCAAAGTCAATTGGTATAATGGACGATGGCGAAAAGGTCGTATCTATTGAATGGGATGAAGTAGAAGGCATGAAAGGTACTGTTTACATCAACCATCGTGAATACAACGGTAACAAGTACAATCAAGTTAAGAAGTTCGTAAAGAAGGTTAAAGCTAAGAAGAATTATGACATGTTCTGAGGGATTGGTGTTTCAAGTCCCTGGAGAACCGGTAGGCAAGGGAAGACCTAGATTCACCAGGCAGGGCAGAGCCTATACTCCTGCCAAGACTGCGAAGTATGAGAATCTAGTTTCTCTTGCTTTTCAACAAATGTATCCCAATCATGTGCCATTTGAGAATGCTGTCGAAATGAAAATGATTGCTTATTTCTCGATTCCAAAGTCATGGAGCAAGAAAAAGCATCAGCAGGCAGTCTTGAATCAAATATTTCCTACAAAGAAACCTGACACTGACAATATTGCAAAAGTGAAGGATGCACTTAATGGAATTGCATTCAAAGACGATTCTCAAGTCGTAAAAGAAACGATCATAAAGCGATATGCAGAAGTTCCTAAACTGATAATCTACATCAAGGAGGTGTGATGTGGACAACAGAGAAATAATAACAGAATGTCTCAAATACATAGATCCATCCAGATGTGACTACATGGAGTGGTGCCAGGTTGGCATGGCACTCAAAGTTGAAGGATTTGACTGTGAAGTGTGGGATGAATGGTCAAGAAAAGATGACCGCTACCGTGAGGGCGATTGTGAACGCAAATGGAATACTTTTGGAAAGATTGGTGTAACAGGAGCAACCATCGTAAAGATGGCTAAAGATAATGGATGGGAGACTCAGAACAAGCACAAGCAGCCGAAGCTGGATTACAAGAATCATTCTCTGCGTATTGAATTTGAAGAGGCTCTTCCGTCAGAAAATATTGTCAAGGAAGGATGGATTGAAAAAGAGGAATTCACAGAACCAGGAGATGGATGGAATCCTGTCAAGGATGCAGCAGACTATCTGACTGCACTCTTTGATCCAGGAGACATTATCGGTTACGTGATGCAGTCTAGATACATCCAGGACAGGAATAAATACATTCCTGCAGATAAGGGAACATATACAGTCACATGCGGCCAGGTTCTTGATGAGCTGAACAGAACCAATTCAATTGAAAAGGCATTCGGCTCCTATGAAAAGAAGAGCGGTGCATGGATCAGATTCAATCCATTGGATGGCAGCGGTGTTCGCAATGACAATGTGACTGAATACAAATATGCACTGATTGAATCAGACAATATGGATCTTCCGACACAGCTTGCAGTCATAAGAGAGCTCAAACTTCCTTGTGCTGCGCTCGTATACAGTGGATCCAAATCAATTCATGCAATTGTTCATATCGATGCACAGAGCTATGCAGACTACCGTTCAAGAGTTGAATATCTCTTCAAGGTATGTGAGAAGAACGGACTCAGCCTGGACAAGCAGAACAAGAACCCAAACAGACTGTCCAGACTTCCTGGGTGCTTCCGAGGGGAACACAAGCAGTTCCTTATCGGTGTGAACCAGGGAATGGCAGATTACAACGAATGGAAAGACTACATTGATGAAATGGATGACAGTCTTCCTGATGTCAGCAGTATCACGGATCTGTTTGACAATCCTCCAACATTGGCACCTTGTGTTATTGATGGAATTCTCAGACAGGGCAGAAAGATGATATTATCCAGTACTTCGAAAGCAGGAAAGACACATCTCTTGATTGATCTTGCCTTCTCATTTGCAGAAGGTATGAACTGGCTTGGTCACAAATGCAGGCAGTGCAAGGTACTGTATATCAACCTGGAAGTGGCATTTGATACTTTTGCAAAGGACATACTTGCAGAGTATCTGTACAAGGGTATGGTCGGTGATGGAGCACACCTGGAGAACATCATTGTATGGAATCTCAGAGGAAAGGCAGCAGGCATCGGACAGATCAAGCACTCAATTATCAGAAAGACAAAGGCAGTAGGTGCTGAGGTAATTATCCTGGATCCACTTTACAAAGTGATGGATGGGGATGAGAACTCCAATTCAGATGTAGGCAGAATGTGTTGTGATTTCGATGATATTGCCCAGGAAACAGGTGCATCAATCATTTATGCTCATCATTACGCAAAAGGAAACTCAAGCAATAAGTCAGTCATTGACAGAGGTGCAGGAGCTGGAGCATTTGCAAGGGATCCTGATGCGATTCTAAGTCTGACTCAATTGGACTGGTATTCAGTCAATGATCCTGGCAAGAAGGCATTCAGACTCGAATCATCACTGAGAGAGTTTGCATCGATTGAGCCAATCAATCTGTTCTCAATGGGATTCAAGAAGGAATACAGAGGCAGAGAATATTCAACGCTTGTGTTTGAGAAAGATGTGAATGGAATTCTGGATGACGTCGATTTCCTGGGAGAGAAACCAGCCAAGAAGACACAGTATGAATTGGCTGATGAAAAGGATCTTGTATGCAGAATCGTTGAAGAGATTGGTGGCGAATGTACTATTCAGGAGTTCATTGACAAGTACTATGAAAAGAAGAAATCAGAGATATCAATACGAACTACAAAGCGAAAATTTGACCAAAGTGGGATTGTTGAACTTAGAACTGAGGGCAAAGCAAAAATATACGGTTTCAAGAAATCCAACTAGGCACTAGGCAAATACTAAGGTTTTGCCTACTTGATATGCCTACATTTGCCTAGTTGTTGCCTAGTTAAATGCCTAGTTTGATGCCGAGCTAGAAATTTACTAGGCAAAAATGTAGGCAAAACTATATATAGTAATATGCCTAGATATTATGCCTAGTTCACATGCACACACTACGTAGAGCAAGTGCTTTGAATGCACACTTGCCTACAGTAGTGCTAGTGCTTAGTGCCGACAACGTTTTATGAAGAGACAGAAAATGAAAAATATTATCATTCTGGAAGATAATCCTACGGATGAGGAAAGGAAGAAAAGGGAACTTGATGCTCTGCTGTTTGGAGAGTTTGTCTTTCCGAAAATAGAAACACCTAAAGGCTATGTTACCTTACGTGACCTGGATGGAGAGGCTTGCTGTCAGATCAGCACCAAAAAGATTCCTTTCTGAATTATGAAAGAAATGAATTTAACAGAATCAGAGATTCAAGGATACGAGATGGTTGTTGAAGTGCTGGCAAAGGCACTCGATATCATCGACAGGCAGTATCGGATCAAATACAAGCAGTTCAGGATCAAAGGAGAACCTGTCGATAATGAGGATCAGATCTATCAGCTTTACTGGAATCAGACTATTGCAACCGAGAAAGGACTGCAGAGCTATCTTGAACGGTTCAGAAAAAGAAATGCTCAAGATGCATCAGACAATGCAGCAATTGATTTCTGCACTGAAGTAATTGGCGAAATGATCAGATCTGTAAAGGATGTGCTGACTGAGGACAGGTTCTGGAAGCACTACACATGTGTAGATGGAAAACTAGTGAAGAGAGGTTCATTCGAAGAAAAGAAAATTGCTGAATCCAAGCTGGAGGAATAAATGCGAGGCAGACCGACAAAAGAATTTGCATGCTATAAAGGTGATGAATTTATCGCAATTGGAACGATAAAGGAACTTGCTGAGAAAACAGGCTATGCAGAATCAACTTTAAGGTTCTGCACGCATCCAGCGTCTAAGAAACGTAACAAGGGCAACCGGCTTGTAGTATTTGCAGTAGATGATGAATAAAAGGAGAAAAAAACAACATGAAAACATTTATCGAAGTAGCGTTTGAAGTTCTGGGATGTGCAGTATTGGTGATTGGAATGATCACAATATTTGTTGGCGCGGTATTGCAGGAAAGCTACAAGAACTATCCACCGACAGCGGAAGAAATCGCAGACAATCCAGAACTTGTGAGGTACGCAAAATGATGCAGGTTTTCAAGGGACACAAAAATAACGGTATTTTAAGCCATTCTAGAGCATGTAAACCTGAGCATGAAGAAGATATCAGTTCTATGGCAAATGAAGCATCTAGCTATATAGAACAAGGATTTACGAGGGTTCTAGATGAATGCGAGGAAAAATATCCGAAAGGCTACCGTCATGTGATTGATAACGACAGAGATTATCTGATAGATGCACTCATGGAAGATATTGAGTGCAGGAGATAAAAATGAGTCTTGCAGAATATTTATACAATTTGGTAGATATAATCGCAAACTATGCAGTAAAAGAGCATTACACCGATAATGGTGCAGATTGCGACCAGTTAGAAGAAATTAAGCGAACGGCTAAAGATTTGAGCAAATATTCGCATGATTATGAAGCTGTTTATAGTCATGCTGAAGAAGTGCAGGAGTATATCATGAACAAATCGAAAATGGAAAAGAAAGGATAACCTTATGCTAAGTGATTTATTACAAAAAATGACAATTGCATTAATCATGATGCTAGTTTCAATTCCGGCACTACTAATTATCTTCATTTACAACTTAGTAGATTACATCAAGAACATAAAAGACTATGAAAAAAGAGAATGATCACGTATTTAACGATTGGGTATTTTCAAACAACCCAGAAATATTATTGCAGAACAAAGAAGTTAGTGAATTAAAAAAAGATTTACTAGATAAACAAAAGAAGTACACAGAAAAGCTATTTGAATGCAGAAAGAAAGCACATAAATCAGAAGTTTATTACAGAAACAAGATAAACAAGATTCAAGATATTTTAGAAAAATTATAATCTTAGAAAGCGAGAAAAAATTATGAAATGGATAGCAGTATTTAAAAAAAAAACAGGCGAAAGAGCATCTTTCCAAAAAGTCGGAGATACATTACAAATTCAAGCAAATGCACCTATTGTGATTAATGCAACAGGTGAAAAGCTGAACGGTGCAGTAAATGTTACTATTAATCAATTAACAAGTGCATTAAAAAAGCTTGATGAGCAGTTGCCAACATGGAGTGAAAAAAAGTGCGGTTATGAAAAGTGAAAGCAAAAAAATAAAAGAGTGTGCAAAAGAATTGCATTTCTTGGCAGACAAACTGTATTTGCAATTCTGTGAGGGGGAGCTTTGTACAAAATGCAAGCTAGATATTAAGAATGGCGAGTGCATCTTGAATAGAATGATTTCGGTGGTTAATACATTAGAAAAAATATTATATGGAGAAAAAAATAAAATTATGAACATGGATATTATTGCGAAAAGAATTGTTAGAAGATACGTTGAAGAACATCTAGATAAGAGTGACAAAGAAATAGCTTTAACACAGAAAGAGCCTTACTTTGTATGGAAATGCAAGACATTGCAGAACTGGAAGTATCTATTGAGTACAGATTTACATGATGGCATGTATTATGAACTTACATACAATGGAGATAAACAAGAATGGTATCTTGATGCATACAAGAAATTTGAAAATAGATGTATTCCTATGAGCGAGGCTGAATGATGAACTATTACAAACAATTCGCAGAAATGTTAGGGCTAGAGCTTGAATAAGAGTTCGTACTAACATATGATGATGGAAAAAGAAAAGATGTGTATACGTACAAGATCACAGAAGATGGAGTTTTATACAAATCACCAACATTTGTTAACTGGTCAGTTAACTCATTAGGCACTGTTGGAAAACTTTTGAATGGGGATGTTAAAGCAGTTCCTAAGCCATGGAAACTTGAAGTAGGAAAGCAATACTTTTACTACTCAGTATCGTTGAATCGAGCAACTACTCGCAAGTGGTGCAATGGAAATTATGATTTGCTTCTTTGGAAGTTTGGAAACTGTTTCAAGACGGAAAAAGAAGCCAACGAAAAAGGCAAAGAGATCATGAAACAGATTCAGAAGGAGTATGAAGAAGCATGAATTATGGATATTGGTACTTTCTTCCTACTGGAGAACTATGTTACGAACTGACTTTTATGGTTACAGACGTTGTTATCTATAGCTCACCTACATTTCGTTCAAAAAAGTATCTTGTTATTACAGGTGATAACAATATGTATTTACGTTTTCCTATTTATAGTGAAAACACAATGTATAAAGGTATGGAATGTGGTGAGCATTACACCTTGCAGGAGTTAGGACTATGAAACCTATTATCAACCCGTGGCTGTTCTATCTTGTAGATGTAATTGGCAACTTCAAATCAGCATGTTTTGCCCTTCTTCTGGTTATTGTAATAGGCTTTGGAGCTACAGTACTTATAGAAGTAGGCGAAGCTAAGGATGAATTAGAATTAGATACAGTGAAAGTAATTAAAACTCTCAAGAGAATGGTTGCTGTTGCAGTATTACTGATGACCTTAGACATGCTTCTTCCAAGCAAAAAGACATGCTATCAGATGATGATTGCTTCACAGATTACAGACAATAATATTCAAAAAGCAGAAGATACTATCAAGAAATCTGTTGACTATATCTTCGAAAAGATAAATGAGGGTAAGTAAATGATAGCTTGGATATTTTCAAACATTAGGTTAGTGATCACTCTTCTTGTTCTGCTTGCATGTATTTGTTACATCTTTCTTTTTTATATCTTATTTCAAGATTTTAAAGACTGGAAAGAATTGAAGGAATTGGAAGAACATGATAGAAACAAATAGATGGTACATGTTAAGTGAAGATGAACGTGATGAAGTTTTTAAAATAAAATACGGATGGATGCTTGTGAACATATTGAAATATGGAAACTGTTTAATCCCACAGGCAGCAATCAACAAATCCAGTTTAAGGATGATTAAAGCTGCACTCGAACAGGATCTTAGTGATTTAGGATTTCAAGCAACAATCGATATAAAAAAATATTATTCGAAAGAGTATCACGAAACAGATTATATAGCGGAGGGAACATTCGATGATAACATCAGAATACAAGGCAAAGCCTTTAAAGGAAAAACCACTACTGGACGAATTAGACAGTGAAACTATAATTGCATGGTTTCGCTGCAATTCCTGTATAACATGCCTGTTTAGAAAAAATGTAATTGATCAAGATGAAGAAGTGGATATTTACTGATGCAGTAGAATGCACGAAAAAAATAGAATTTGTGAAATGTGCAATTTTCTAGGATATTCAAAAGAATAATCATGACCAGATTACAAAGATGCCCTTCCTGTGGCTGCACTGCAAGATTGTATGTAGACTTCAGTAAAAGAGTCAATTCCAGATATCCGATAGTAGTTCGCTGCAGCATGTGTGGATTGTCCACAGAACCATGCAATTCAGAGCAGAATGCTATCGAGACATGGAATAGTATGTTTCAGTGCAGACACGTTATAGGGAGACAAATAAAGCTATTCTGAAAGGGGTTATATGGCAAACTTTGGAAAAACGAAAAGCACTAAGAAAAAAGTAGTACCTAAAAAGATGCCAAAGCGATTGGACAATCCTACTAGCAGCTATCAAAGAGTTACTGATGACAAGCTGGGCAAGCAGACTATGTGGTACATCTCAAAGAATGATTTTGAAAAGATGCAGCGTGTACAGCTTGTGCACATTCAGAAAGCTGCACCAGGAACAGATAACGAGTACAGGCAAGACAGAAACTATGTCTTGCTTATGCTTGGTGTTAACCTGGGGTGCAGAACAAATACAATACTGGAAATGACTCCAAGAGATTATGCAGGCGGAAAATTCAGAGTCAAAGAACATAAGACAGGAAAGGTCCAGCAGTTCGATTTGAGAGATAGCCTGTATAAACTGCTTACCGACTATACTCGAAAATATAACTATACTACAGATGAATTCATCTTCAGAGCACATAGATCAAGTGATAACATTCCACTGACAAGACAGACTGCATGGGTATTTGTAAAGGAACTTGCTTCTGAAGTTGGAATCGAATACATGGTTGGAGCATACTCGCTCCGAAAATCATTTGCCAGATGGCTGTATGATGAGTGCCACGACATCTACAAAGTTCAGCGAGTTCTTGACCATTCCTCAGCAGTTGTAACCGCAAGATATATCTGTTTTGAAGAAGACGAAGTCATTAGGATCAGAGAGACAATTGAGTACGGTTTTGACAGGTTTCATTAGTCGGAATCTTACAAGGCTCATTATGTAAGAAAGCGAAAACGCAAAATAAACAGATTTACGTATAAATAAAAGGAAATCAAAAAGAATAAAAGCTATGTGAGAATCTTACTTAACTTGAATTCTGCAAGATTCCGAGAAAGGGGAAGAAGCATAAAAATGTTGTGCAAAATTGATATAAATTCGTGCTTTAAAAAAGAAACTGTCAATCATCCAAGTCATTACCAATCGCTCAATGGATTAGAAGTAATCGATGTGATGAAATCATTCACTGAAGACCTGAAAGGGATAGAAGCAGTAGATACTGCACAGATCATCGAGTACATCTGCAGATGGAAAAAGAAAAATGGTTTAGAAGATCTTAGAAAAGCCATGTGGTATTTAAATCATTTAATTGATTTTGTTAAAGAGAAAAAAAATGGATCAATTGTATGACTCTAGAAGAACTTAAACAGTACAGAGCAATCAGACTGGAAATTGATGCCATAGAGGAACAGATTGATGAAATGTACAACACATATCATTCACCATCCTTTGGTACTGCTGGTTCCTTTAACGCAGAACTGCACTCACCAGTTGAGTCTGCACTGAAGAAAATTCAAAAGCTTGAACGTGTATATAATTCAAAGCTAGACAATCTTAGAGAAAGAGCAGAAGCAATTGAAGAGTGGCTGGAACCAATCAGCGGAACATTTGTTGGTGCGTGCATCAGGTATCACTATCTGCTTGGATACTCATGGAAAGAAACATCGAGAAAGATGTATGGATATGATTCGTACCAGAATGCAAGAAAAGTTGTGTATAGATACTTCAAGCAAAAATAAAATGTCATAAAAAAATATGGCATTTTATTTAAGAAAATCTTAATATTAGTGACAATATATGTTTACATATTACATGTAATATGATATAATAATATCAGAAAGGAGGAAATGATGAGTAAAAAAAAAGAAAAAACTTGCTTCGAAGAAGTGGAGCAGAGCTGACAAACTTATGCTCCTGTCGATAATTGTTGACTTAATCGGAATTCTTCTAACAAGTTTAAAAAAGTAGTAGCAAGGGAGACCAAGTCTCCCAACTACTTTACAGAATAAATTATACTCATCAATTAAAGGAAATGACAACAAGAAAAAAGGTTTTAAGTTCTGCATTATTCTTTGCCAGTGGAATGCTTTGCATGGCTGGTATTCTAAACCATTCTATCGGAAATCTGATTTCATCTGCTTGCAGTGTTGTTATTGCCGTGATCTATATTAAGTAATATGGCAAACGATAAAAGCAAACAGTATAAGCAGCAGAACAGCTGGATCAAAGAAAATTGCACACGTATTGGAGGAACATATCCAAAGGATTTTGCACAGGAGTTCAAAGATGCGTGCAAAGTACTTGGTATTTCACAGGCTGAAGCAATCAGACAAGCTATGCAAGAGACGATTGAAAAAGCAAAAAAGTAATTTTGTACAAATTGTATAAATCAATGATGCTATTATTCTATTGTCGAAAGAGAGTTCATTAAGAGCTCTCTTTTTACGTGGCACTGTCGAACTTCCTTTCTGTATACTGTTTTCTGTTGTAGCTAATGTCATAAGGCAGTGCCTTTAAAGAGGAATGATCATGGATGAAGATGTAATTGATGTATCACATTTATCAGAAGAAGAATACAAGCAGCATATGAGAAGGCTGCAACAGCTGCACACTTCACCATGTCTATATTGCACAGCTGTCTGTTCTGACTGGGTACGATGCAAGAAGTACCAGAAGTGGTACAGACTAGCTAACAGAATAAAGAGTTGACTATGGATAGAAATATAAACAAACTCAAGCAACTGAACAAGGACGTAAAGTCACCGTGTGGACAGTGCGACATTCGCAGTCACTGTAACGTTCCTGGGAGATGTCCAGCTTACACACACTGGCGCAAGGTTTACTTGTCGAGAAAGATAACACATGGTTAGAAGAGGTACCTCTGGCGCTAGATTCAGACCAGATAAAGACGGAACACACCGTGCAGCATTCGATAAGAACAAGAAGAGAATCTATGCAACACAGACTGTCTGTGCTTTATGTGGCAGGCCTGTGGACTTCTCTCTGAAGTTTCCTCATCCTATGTCTGCAACGATTGATCATATTGTTCCTGTTTCTAAAGGTGGACATCCTTCAGACATAGACAATCTTCAGCTTGCACATCTGTCATGCAACAGAGCGAAGGCTGACAAGACAGCGAAGATAGTCTTCCTGGCTGATGACAAGGCAATAAGCAATCGTATTCTTCCTCAGTCAATGAACTGGTCTGAATACAGGTCTAAATAGGGGGAGTACCTCCCCAAGAGCCTGGCAGGCTGATAACCCGCCCGCACTGCGAATATTTCTCGCGGAAACGCTGAGCATTCTGAAATCAGAGTGCTTTTTTTTATACAAGGAGGTGCTAAATGGCACAAGGAATTAGATATTTAAAACGCAAACTCGCAACAAAACAGTATAGAGTTCAGACTCGCTACAGATACTATGAAATGAAGGAATGTCATACTCCAAGAAACCTGATGGTTCCTGATCAGCTCAAAAATAAATTCTCGATCAAGCTTGGATGGTGTACAAAGGCAGTAGACAGTCTGGCTGACAGATTGCAGTTCAGAGGATTCAAGAATGACAATCTTGATCTGACTTCCATCTATCAGATGAATAACTTTGATGTGCTTGCAGACAGCGCCATCCTTGGAGCATTGATAACAAGCTGTGACTTTATTTACATCTCAATGGATAAAAACGGATATCCTCGCATGCAGGTCATTGACGGTTACAATGCTACAGGCATCATGGATGAAATCACAGGAATGCTCGAAGAAGGATATGCAGTTCTTGACCGTGACGATAACGATCAGATTATTTCTGAGGCTTACTTTGGCAAAGGATATACAGATTTCTATATCAAAGGCCAGGAACCATACAGAATTGAAAATATCTGTTCTTATCCATTGCTTGTTCCAATTGTGTACAGACCTGATGCAAAGCGACCATTCGGCCATTCAAGAATCAGCAGAGCATGCATGAAGTATCAGAATAATGTTGCTGATACTCTTCTAAACATGGCTATCTGTTCTGAAACAAATGCGTTTGTGCAGAAATACATTGCTGGAAGTGATCCAGATATGGAATTCGATTCATCAAGAGCATGGATGAGTTCTTTTCTGAATATCAGTGCAAGTGAAGATGGAACCAAGCCAGACTTGGGACAGTTCCAACAGGCAAGCCTTGCACCATATATTGACGAAATTGAAACGCAGGCTTCTTTGTTTGCTGGAGAAGTAGGTCTGACATTAGACGATCTAGGCTTTTCTAAATCAAATCCTGCAAGTGTAGATGCAATCAGAGCATCACATGAAAATTTAAGACTGACTGCTAGAAAGGCACAGAGACAGTTCGGTGTTGGTTTCTTGAATGCAGGATATTTAGCTGCATGTTTAAGAGATGACTTTGATTACAATCGTGAAGTGCTTTATGAAACAAAACCAATCTGGGAACCTGTATTTGAACCAGATGCGAATGCTATTGGTATGATTGGCGATGCTGCAGTCAAGGTGAACAGTGCTGTTCCAGGCTACTTCAACGCTGAAAATCTGCGAGATCTGACAGGAATCGACAGTGATGAATGATGAAGTAAAGAAAGCCTGGAATCTATTTCTTGAACATGTTCAGAAAAACTCCGAAGTGCAGAAGTTGATGAAAGCAGTTGGTAACGGAACAGCTACATATGCAGAAGCACTTGAATATTCTTCACTGCTCAGCAAACTGCTTGTTGGAAGTGCTTCGGAGATTTATCCAAAAGACTCTCAGAAAGTACTCGAAATGCTCAAGAACAGTCAGTACTGCAGGAACTATTTCAAACATGTAGACAAGTACCTGTATGATCTTCAGAGTTCACTGAATAAAGGCAGTGGACTTGGTATGAAACCAGTCAAGATGATCAAGTATAATCAATTGCTTGATCAGAGCGTTTCATCATCTGGTGACTACGAAGCTGATATAGAAAAGTACAAAAGCAAAGCAGAGCTATCTGCAAACAAGCATGTAGATACATATCAGCAGTACAATGCTAAAACACAAGCAAAGGCAGGATACAAAGTAACAGTATCACGAACATACGATGGAGTAGGCTTGTCAGATAAAAGAGCATGCACGTGGTGCCTTGAAAGAGCGAAATCAAATGTTCCATATGATGAAGCATTCAAAAATGGCATGTTCCAGCGTCATGAAGGATGCCACTGCATCATTGAATATAACAATAATGGTGAAAAGAGCTATCAAACAAGTAAAGGCGGGGTGAAAAGTTGGAAATTAAATGAGGAGCTTTCCCAGCCTTACAAAAAAATAGTGAGAACTGAAAAAAGAGACATTGAGATAAAAACAGTAAACATTAATAGAGTGATAAAATCAAGAAAAGTAAAAACTTATGAAGAAGTATATATATCGGATCGTGCAATTATCAAACCTAAAGCATTGCATAAAATAAGAAAATATAATGATGAATTAATTAAAAAATACGGAATAAGGCAGAAACCAGACATTCTAATTGTTACAAACGAAGAATTAAACTATAATGTTCTTGGAGTTTATTTGGCAATATCAAATGTTGTTGTTTATCCACCAGATGTTACAAAAGAGACGCAACGGCATGAGATGAAACACTGTCAGCAAGCTGATGCATATAAAAAGAATGGTAGAATAATCAGCAAATCAAACTATAGTGAATATATAAATGAGATTTGTAAAACTTCAAAAAGACATCTGAACATATTAGGGATTAATGAAGAGAATGTGTCAGAACTCAGTAAATATGCTAAAGATATGTTCGAATTAGATAGGTTTGATGAAGTTGAAGCTGAATATGAAGCGTCGAAAGGAGATAGTTAAATGAGATTTATAGAATATCCTAAAGAATTGAATGATTTAATGAGAGTTTATAAACCATATATCGAAGGATGTCATTTACGAGAAGATGCTCCTAGAGAGGCTAAAGAAGCATATGAAAAAGCTAAAAAATTTTGCCTTGAATTAGGACAATAATTAATGGCAAAAGACGATTATTATGTGATTGTGTATAAGATACTAGCGTATCTTTATATACAACTGAAAAAAGGTGAATCAATTGAAGCAGAAATGCTTATGTATGATGGTGACTTATTTCAGATAAACAGAACCTATTGGGTATACATCTTTGAAAATCTATCAAAGGATGGATATATTACTGGATTATCAAATATTACCGTAGGAAATGGCTATTATTTGAAAGAACAGTTTCCTAACTGTCAAATTACACCAAAAGGCATTGATTATCTTTGTGAAAATTCATTAGCTGAAAAAGCAAAACAGTTTCTGAAAGACATTAAAGATATCACATCACTTATTTAGAACCAGCAAACATAAAGATATTTTAGATCAGAAAAAAATAAAGGTTTTGTTTATGGCAAAAGACGATTATTACACATTGGTAGCTAAGATACTTGTTTATTTATATAAAAAGTATAAGCAAAAAGAAATTGAAAAAGATTATATTTCACCTTTAACAAAAGATTTTCCTGTAAAAGATGAACAATTGATGGAAACTGTATCAATGATGATTGAACAGGGATTGGTTAAAGGTACATGTGTAAAGGCTTGGGGTGGTGATATTGTGATGATTGATTATCAAAGTCTTAAAATAACACCTGATGGAATTGATTATCTTCAGGATAATTCAAAGATTAGAAAGATTTGTGAAACACTAATTGAAGCTAAGCCTATTTGGGAATTGTTTTTATGACACGGCAACCATACAGGTTGCTTTTATTTTGAGGTGAATAATGGATTATTTTCAAAAAGAGAAAATTAAAAACATTTTTAAAGCTTGTATTCATTCTTTAATCGGTGCAGCTATTGCAATTGCGACAATGAAATTATTTGGTTAAAAACAACGTGATTAATGTAGTGATAAAAGCAACTAAAGAAGGAAAAATTATATGAGTGATAATTGCTGACAGTAGATCACGCAGCCTTAAATATGAGTTTTCTTTTCCAATATACTTCAATTGGTAAATATAAGGAACTCTAGTTTTAGAAACAAGATTATTATCAATTAGATATTGCATAGTTTCTTTGAAATCACATGATTTAACTTTATATGAAGAAAATATATCATTTCCAATAGTTTTGCTAGTTTCTTCAATATTTATTTCTGATATTGGATAAACTCTCTGATTGTATATGTCTATATAAACGTATGAACTTAAAGAAGTTTGTACGTTTTTAATAGCTGTCAGCAATGTTCTTACATCTTTAGGAAGTGGTACAGAATTCATAAATTATTACCTCAATATAGTCAAATTATAGGAGATACAAAATGTTAAATAAAGAGATTAGAGCACCCAACAGAATAACATCAGGATAAGGAGGACATATGGCAGAACCTAAGAGATTAGGTCGCCAGACTCCTACAAAATCCGTAGTTCTGCCATATGAGAATACATATGGAAAAGAAGCAATTGATATCTATGAAAAGACTGGCAGACAGGCACAGGATTGGCAGAAGCTTCTGATCTATGACATTCTTTCGTACAACGATGAAGGATTATGGATCCATACAAAGTTTGGCTATGCAGTTCCTAGACGTAATGGTAAGAATGAAGTAATTTCAGCAAGAGAAATGTATGCATTAGAAATCGGAGAACAGGCACTCCATACAGCACACAGAACTCCAACATCAACCAGTGCTTTCAATAGACTGCTCACTCTGCTTGGAAAAGCTGGATACAAGGAAAAGGATGACTTTGTTGCACACAAACAGTATGGTCTTGAAACAATAGAATTCCCATCGACAGGTGGAAAAGTGAGCTTTCGTACAAGAACCGATAAAGGCGGTCTTGGTGAAGGCTTTGATCTGCTTATTATTGATGAAGCACAGGAATATACGATTGATCAGGAAACGAGTTTGAAGTATGTAATATCTTCGTCAATGAATCCTCAGACACTGTTCTGTGGAACACCGCCAACGAATGTATCCAGCGGAACAGTATTTGCTAAGATGAGAGAAAGAGCTTTGTCTGGAGAAACAGAGAATACTGGATGGGCAGAGTGGTCTGTTGACAACATGACAGATGTATATGATGTTGAGGCATGGTACGAAACAAATCCATCGTTAGGCATCATTCTTACAGAAAGAAAAATCAAGGATGAAATCAGTAATGATGATCTGGATTTCAACATTCAGCGTTTAGGATACTGGTCAAAGAAAAATCTGAAATCTTTCATTTCAGAAGTACAGTGGAATGAATGCAAGCTTACTTCTCTTCCAGAACTGAAAGGAAAACTCTATGTCGGTATCAAATTTGGAATTGACGGTCAGAATGTGGCAATGTCTATCGCATGTAAGACCACAAACGAAAAAGTATTCGTAGAGTCTATAGACTGTCAGCCGAGACTGAATGGCAATAAATGGATGCTGCGCTTTCTGAAGCAGGCAGATATTGCATCTATTACCATTGACGGCAATGGATCTTCGACTCTCGAAGAAGAACTGAAGGATATGAAACTGAAGCACATTATCATTCCAAAGACATCAGAAGTAATTACGGCCAATGACGTATTTAAAACATCGCTGGATCAAGGCCTGGTTGTTCATATGGGGCAGCCATCACTTGCTCAGTCAGTCAGCAACTGCCAGAAGAGACTGATAGGCAGTCAAGGCGGATATGGATATCAAAGTATCAAGGAAGGCATAGACATATGCCTTATGGAAAGTATGGTTTTCGCTTTCTGGCAGGCAAAGACAGCTAAAGAAAGACGAAAACAGGTTATTCACTATTAAAGCAGCTTATCTCAGCTGCTTTTTTAGATATTACGTACACTACACGGAAAGTAGGAAAAGGAGACTTAAACATGACATTTACACCAATTGAAACACAGGAAGCATTCGAAGCAGCATTGAAAGAGAGACTTGAGCGTGAGCGCTCAACTATGACTAAAAAGTTTGAAGGCTATACATCACCTGAAGCACTTCAGAAGATTAAGGATGAATATGACTCTAAGATCAAAGGCTTGAATACTTCAATCACAGAAAATGCAAACAAGTATGCAGACTATGACAAACAGCTTGCAGAAAAAGATGCCAAGATCAGTGCTTACGAGACCAACTCGGTAAAAATGAGAATCGCACATGAGAATGGAATTCCTTATGAAATGGCTTCTAGATTATCCGGAACTACAGAAGAAGACATTCGCAAGGATGCAGAAGCATTATCTAAATTCATTGGTAATCGAGGACAGGTACCACCTTTAGCAAATCACGAAGATCAAAAAGGTGATACATCTAAACAGATTTATTTACAGATGGCGAAAAACCTAAGAGGAGAATAACAAATGGCAACAATTACTAAAACTACAAATTTATTTCCAGCGGAATTTATTCCACAGATTTTCAGCAAAGTAGCTGGTCATTCTACATTGGCAAAGCTTTCAAAGCAGGAACCTATTCCATTTTCAGGAACATCACAGTTTGTATTTACAATGGATGGTGAAGCATCTATTGTCGGCGAAGGCGATGCCAAACCAGCAGGTGATGCAGGATTTAAACCAGTAACAATCGCACCAATCAAGTTTGTGTATCAGCACAGACTTACAGACGAATTTGTGAACATGTCTGAAGAAAAGCAGGTTCCATATCTGCAGGCTTTCACAGACGGCTTTGCAAAGAAGATGGCAAGAGCACTTGATATTGCAGCAATGCACGGTGTAAATCCAGCAACAGGTGATGCCTGTGAAGCTATTGCAAGCAAGAACTTTGATATGGCAGCAGTTGGATCCGTAACAGTAACAGCTGGTTCTGAAGATGATACTCTCGATGCAGCAATTCAGGCAATTGTTGCTTCTGATGGAGCAATTACTGGTATTGCAATGGCACCATCATTTGGAAGCGACTTAGCTAAAATCAAAGTAAACGGTGTAGTTCAGTATCCTGAATTCAGATTCGGTGGCAATCCTGGCACATTCGCAAGTGTTCCTTCTGATATTAACAACACTGTTTCATTCAAGACATCAAAGGATTTAGCAATTGTCGGTGACTTTGCTAATGCATTTAAATGGGGTTTCGCAGAAAACATTCCAATGGAAGTCATTGAATATGGTGATCCAGATGGACAGGGCGACTTAAAGAAAACCAACCAAATTGTATTGAGAGCTGAAGCATACATTGGATGGGGTATCTTAGATAATGCTTCATTCAAAAAGATTGTAAAAGCTGAAGGATAATAGCTATGAAATACAGAAATATTAAAAACGGTGCTGTGATTGATATTTCCTGTATTCTGACTGATGTGGATTGGGAGGCTTTAGAGCCTTCCGAGCCACAGTCTGTTGAAGAACCACTGGAAAACGAAGATCCATCTATTGAAGAGCCGCAGAAAACTGAAGAAAAGTCTGTTGAAAAGCCACAGGCAAAAGCAATTAAGAAACCGCAGAAGAAAACCGGAAAGAAAGGATGATGATTTATGAGTGAACCATTTGCTACAGTAACAGATGTTATTAATCGGTACAAACTGCTGACATCAGAAGAAACTGCCAAGGCAGAAGTGCTTTTAAGAGATGTATCCAGTGCTTTGAGAATCAAGGCGAAGGAATGCAACAGAGATCTTGATGCAATGATGGCAGAAGATGAAGATTATGCAAATGTAGTCGAAATGGTTACTTGCGATATTGTCATCCGCAGACTGGATCAGGATTCATCAAGCAATACATACAATCTGCAGCAGGAATCACAGTCGGCTCTAGGCTATACATGGAGTGGAACATATGTGAATACCGGTGGTGGTACATCTATCCTTGATAAAGATCTCAAAAAGCTTGGACTTCGTAAGCAGAAGGCAAGCTTTATTGATTTCTATGGAGTCGGAAATGCAGCGAATTAAAGGTATTACTGTTACTCTTCATTCAAGAACGGATACAGGCAAGAGGGATGCTTTCAATCACCCAGTCTATGAAGAAAAAGCTGAAGAGATTGAAAATGTACTCGTGTCTCCTATCACAAGTGAAGACATTCTGAGCAACACATCATTAGACGGTCATAAAGCCTCATATGTGCTTGGTATCCCTAAGATGGACAATCATTCATGGGAGGATGCAATCGTTGAATTCTTCGGTAGAAGATGGCACGTAATCGGCATTCCACAGGAAGGTATTTCAGAAAATATTCCTCTCAGCTGGAATAAGAAAGTGACGGTTGAAGCGTATGAATAGCAAAGTAAAATTTGAACACAATTCAAGTGGATATATCAAACTGATGAAGTCACAGGAAATGCAGAATGTGCTTTCTCAGTATGGCGAACAGATCAGGAACTCTGCAAACAGTTCAGGTCACGCTGGTGACAGCTATGAAAGCAGTACATCAGTCGGTCAGACAAGAGCCAATGTCAAGATCTATCCAGGGAATCAGCATGCTGCACGAAGCAATTCTAAATACAATACGCTTTTGAAAGCGTTAGGAAGTGTGAAAGGATGATCGTAGAAGCTGTTGTTAGAAACTATCTTGAAACAGAGCTGAAGCTTCCTGTATTTCTCGAACATGAAAAGAATATGCCTGAACAGTACGTCATGGTTGAAAGAACAGGCGGTGGAAGAGTGAACCTGCTAAACAATGCAACTCTTGCAGTGCAGTCAATCGGTCAGTCAATGTATGATGCAGCAGCACTGAATGAACGTGCCAAATCAGCTATGTATGCACTGCCTGGATCACATGGCATTTCATCATGCAGATTGAATTCTGATTACAATTTTACAGATACAGAAACAAAGGAATACCGCTACCAGGCGGTATTTTATTTAACTCACTATGAGTAGAAGGGAATAACATATGGCAACAAATAACTCAGCAAATGTTACAGCAGGAACTCCTAAAGTCGGTGGTGCTTTTTTCCACGCTCCTTTAGGAACTGATTTACCTACAGATGCGAAAACAGCGTTGGACGCTGCATTCAAGAACCTGGGATACATTTCAGAAGACGGTTTAACTGAATCTACATCTATTGATACAAATACTGTCAAAGCATGGGGCGGAGATGTCGTAATGGTCAATCAGACTGGCAAGACAACTACTTTCTCTTTGACTCTGATTGAAGCATTGAATGAAGAGGTTCAGAAGTATACACACGGTGCTGACAATGTTACAGGTAATTTAACTACTGGAATGACTGTAAAGAATGCTTCAGGCGAATTGGAACCGGAAGTACTAGTAGTTGAGCAGATTATGAACGGAAATGTTCTAAAGCGTACTGTCATCCCAAATGGAAAGATCACAGATATTGGAGATATCTCCTACAAGGATGGAGAACCAGTTGGATACAACGTCACTATTACTGCTTCTGTAGATTCTACAGGAACAGCATCATACGATTACTACATCAAACAGGGAGAATAATAAATGATCAAGGTTACTACAAAGACAGGTTTTGAAGCGGAAGTCAATGAGAGTAAGATCCTCGACTTCCGTTTTTTAGAACAAACAGTCGAAACTGTTAAAGGCAAAGATGATCTCGACAAGATGGATGCGACTGTGCAGATGCTGAAAATGCTTTTCACTAAAGCTGACAAGGAAAGATTTCTTCAGCATGTTGCAGATCACAATGACGGCATTGCAGATATCAGTGCAGTTATGGATGAGTTCACAGAAATCATGAATCAGTGCAAAGCAGCCAATAAAAAAGTAAAAAACTGATGGTCATGGCAACCATGATTGCAACAGATGAAGACAGTCTGATCTGTGATCTTGCACAGTATTACCATGTGTTTGACTACAGATCTATGACTGTTGAGTCCGTTGCAACTCTAGCCGCAGGGTTGCCTGAAGACTCACGAGTAATGCGGAAAATATTAAAATGTAATGTTTCAAAGTCAGAACTGATGCTTGCTGCCATTTATGATGATTTGAATTTTTATCTCTATTCAATGACTCAAAATGCAAAGTACGGTATCAATAGACCAGCATCTATTGCAGAAAAATGGCTGAATATTACTGAACAAAAAGAAAACATGGCTTTTGATTCTGTCAACAGCTATGAAAAAGCCAAGCAGAGAATATTAGGAGGTGGATAATATGGCAGATGGCGCAACACTAGGCAAAGCGTATATACAAATTATCCCATCTATGGAAGGCACAGGTTCTAAGATCTCTGCCTTTTTAAATGGCGAAGGTGTAAAGGCAGGCAATGAAGCAGGCGAAGCAAGCGGAAAAAGTATGATGCAGTCACTGAAAAGTACAGCTGTAAAGCTTGCTTCAACGCTTGCCATCGGTGCAACAATAAAGAAAGCATTTGATATTGGTGCCGATTTAGAACAGCAGATTGGTGGTGTTGAAACTCTCTTTGCTGAAAGTTCTGCAATTATCAGAAAATATGCTGACGATGCATACAGAACTGCAGGTGTAAGTGCAAATGAATACATGAAAAATGTAACCTCATTCAGTGCTTCACTGCTGCAGGGATTAGGCGGTGATACTGCCAAGGCTGCTGAATATGCAAATACCGCAATGGTAGACATGTCAGACAATGCAAATAAATTTGGTACAGATATTGGTGCTATTCAGAATGCATACCAAGGGTTTTCAAAGCAGAACTACACGATGCTGGACAACTTGAAGCTTGGCTACGGTGGTACAAAAGAGGAAATGCAGCGCTTAATCAAAGATGCAGCTGCAGTCAGCGATTCTGTAGATGCGGAAAGCTTGTCATTTGATAACATCGTACAGGCAATCCATGTCACACAGGAGCAGATGGGAATCATGGGTACTACCAACAAAGAAGCTTCAACTACATTCAGTGGTTCCTTAGGAGCCATGAAAGCTTCGTGGGATAACTTTCTAGCTGGACTTATGATGAACGGCAAGGACGGAGTTGACATGAACACGTATCTCCAGCCATTGGTTGATTCTATAGGAACATTTGTGTTCAACAATCTGATACCTGCTGTTGGAAGATTCATAGCTGCTGTATTTGAAGCAGTACCTGGATTACTTGAGATTGGACTGAACTCAATTTCAGAAAGCATATCTGATGCCTTTGGCGGAATAATCGATGCAGAAACAGTCAAAATAGCAATTGAATCAATAGCAGGCGCATTTGCAGCATTTGCAGCAACGGAAGCTGTCATTGCACTGCCAGGACTGATTGATGCAATCAGTGCAGCTATTACAGGATTGAGCTTGAATCCAGTTTCTTTGGCTATAGCTGCCATAGCTGGAATAATAATTGCATTGACTCAGCTGTGGAACAATAATGAACAGTTTAGAGAATTCATTACAAGCACATGGAATGCAATCCTGTCTTTTCTGTCAAATCTATGGGCAAGCATTTCTTCAACTGCAGTCAGTGTTTGGAATGGTATTTCTTCATCAATTTCTGGTGTAGTAAATAAGATTTCTTCTGTTATTTCTACAGTATTCAATACCGTTAAATCTGTAATTACAAATGTATGGGATGGAATCAAAAACACTACTACATCTGTATGGAACGGAATTAAATCAGCAATTGAAACACCACTGAACAAGGCGAAGAATATTGTCAAAAGTGTTATCGATACAATTAAAGGATTTTTCAATTTCAACATTTCATGGCCACATATTCCAATGCCTCACTTTTCAATCACTCCTAGAGGATGGGGTGTTGGTGACCTGTTGAAAGGCTCTATTCCCAAACTTGGCATTAGCTGGTATGCAAAGGCAATGAACGAGCCTAGAATCCTGGATGGAGCACAGATTTTTGGTGCGATGGGAGGAAGGCTTCTTGGTGGTGGTGAAGCAGGCCAGGAAGTTCTTTATGGAAGAGCACAGTTAATGCGTGACATTTCTACTGCAGTGCAGGAAGCAAAGAACGAATATAAAGACAGCAGACCAATTGTTATCAATATTTATGCTAAGGACCAGGATGAAAAGAAGATTGCTGAAGAAGTAATCAAAATTTTAAAAAAGGAAATTGAGAGGAGGGACTTCTAATGGATTATTTTACAATCGGAGGAATTAGTTCCTCCTCTTTTAATGCTTATATATATGATTCAAATGTATTTGATTCGCCAAGCAGATCTGTAGATACATACGATGTCCCTGGAAGAAACGGAGCTCTTACAGTAGCTGGATCAGAGAAATTTGATAATAGAGAATTATGGTATGACATGTACATCCCAAAATCAATGATCAGCAATGTACGAGGGCTTTCAAACTATTTGCACAGTCTTAAAGGCTATCAGCGCATTGAGGATACTATTGAACCTGATGTATATAAGAAGGCCATGTATGTAGAAGCACTGCAGCTGTCTTTGAAAACTTCAAAAGAAGCAGTGTTCAGAGTTACATTCGACTGTCAGCCTGAAAAATGGCTGAAAAGTGGCGAACAGAAAACAGTACTTGCAAAGAATGGATCAATCAGCAATCCCACTGTGCAGACTGCTAAACCGCTGATCCGTATCTACGGCAAAGGAACTGTACAGATTGGAAATCAGACAATCGAGGTGTTGAAAGTCCCAACAGAGTATATCGATATTGACTGTGATATCCAGGACTGCTTTGAGGGTACTGCAAACCGCAACTCTTATGTATCTTTGACAGATTTTCCATCTTTAGGTCCAGGCAGTAATGGAATTACTCTTGGAACTGGAATAACAAAAGTAGAAATTACTCCAAGGTGGTGGACACTATGATACCTAAACTGTATGAATCAACAGAGATGGAATTTGTGAGCAACGGTCTAGGATCGTTGCCTGATGCAATATCTTGCAAGGTAACAGAAGAAAGAAATGGCTGCTACGAATTGGAAATGGAATATCCAGTTGGCGGACTGCATTATGATCTGATTGAAAACAATCGAATTATCTATGCCAAGCCAAATGAGACGAGTGATCCTCAGCCGTTTGATATCAAGGAAATTACTCCATCAATGAATAAGATGACTGCGACAATCTACGCACAGCATGTAAGATATCGAATGAATGGAATTCCTGTATCTCCTTTCAGCACACAAGGAATCAATGATGCACTTGCAGGACTGAAGCAGAACAGTCTGATCAAGCATCCATTCACCTTCTATACAGACATTGTTAATGGATCAAGCAAATTCAATGTAGGACTGCCTGGTACTTTAGGCAGTCTTTTAGGTGGAACAAAAGGCAGCATACTAGATACCTTCAGTGGTTCTGCCGGATGTGAATATGAATTCGATAGATTTGTTGTCAAACTCCATGCGCATAGAGGAACCAACAGTGGTGTATCCATCAGATATGCAAAGAACTTAACAGGATGCAAGATGGAATCATCTATTGAATCCGTCTATACAGGTGTTCTTGCGTACTGGCAGAAAAAGGAAGAAGGCAAAGAAGAGCTATTAAGCAGTGATATCCAATATATCGCAAACCATACTAGTTATCCTCGTGAGTATATCTACATGCTTGACTGCTCTTCTGACTTCGAAGATATGCCAACGGTTGAGCAACTCAATGCAAAGGCCTCAGATTACGCAGTAAATAACCGTATAGGTGAGCCTTCTGTGAGCGTTGATGTCTCTTTCATCCCTCTATGGGGAACCGAGGAATACAAAGCAATAGCACCTCTAGAAAGAGTCTGTCTGTGCGATACAGTTACAGTACGTTTTGATCTGCTAGGAGTTAACGTTAAAGCCATCGTTAACAAGACAGTCTATGACGTGCTGTCAGAAAAATATGAATCGATATCTATTGGTTCTGCGAAAAGTAAACTCGGAGAAACTATCAAGCAGGAAGCTCACGATCAAGCTGAAGCTGTAAAGAAAGATACTATATCAGCTGTACAGGGTAGCATCGATAAGGCAGTTGATAAGATACGCGGTGGAACAAACGGTCATGTGATTCTATCAGTAAATGCAAACGGAGAAACAAATGAGCTGTATGCCTATGATGGTGATTCTTTAGAAACTGCATCCAAGGTATTGCGGTTGAACTATGAAGGTATTGCTGGAACTGATAAAGGTGTTAACGGCAAGTACAATGTTGCCATTACTACAGATGGACAAATTAATGCGACTAGAATTACCTTTGGTGAGATGGACGGCAATCTAATCAAAGCAAATTCGGTAGTCATTGGTGCGTTAGATGAAGCCACTACGAATACAATTACTTCCAGCCTTTCCGAAGCAGTAACAGAGTGGTATGTGTCTACTTCTCCAACAGAGCCGATAGGTGGTGAATGGTCTGAAACAAGTCCTCAATGGGCAGAAAACAACTACATCTGGCAGCGTTTAAAAACTATTAACAAGAAAGGTGAAATCATCTACAGTGAGCCTTCATGTGTGCAGGGAGATAAAGGCAGTACAGGAATAAGAAATCTGATAAGAAACTCCAAGACAATGATTTTCGAATCATACAGCCTTGTATCATCATCCATCAGTTCATTCTTGACTGATGAAAACGGAAATATTTTGACAGATGAATCAATGAACAGATTCGTTGCATAGGAGAATATATGGCAGATAAGAAATTAACAGAAGTAACAACAGCATCAAGCTCAAACAGTAATGATTTCGTTATACTCATTCAATCAAATGCGGTCAAAAAAATAGAACTGTCTAAATTGAATGTTGGAATCAGTGAAGAAAGGATTATACAGATTGTTGAAGAAAAAGTGAACGATAAAATTCCTCCAAGTGCGGAAGGAGAGTATTATTAATGGCTAACAGAATTATTGACGACGTGAATCTGAAGAATATTGCCAATGCAATCCGAAATAAGAAAGGTACTACAAATCAGATGCTGCCTAGTCAGATGGCAAATGAAATCGCATCTATAAAAACTGCAACATCAAGTGGTGGAACTGATACAAGTGATGCAACAGTTAATGCAAGTGATGTACTGGCAGACAAGATTGCCTATGGTGCAAGTGGTCGTATTGTCGGTAGTATGAAAAATAACGGAAGTCAGAAAATCAATGTGTACAGTGCTAACACGTCTTACACTATTAGCAAAGGTTATCATGATGGCTCTGGGAGCGTGCAAATCAGTTCTGCAGACGCTTCTAAATTGATTGCTTCAAACATAAAGAGAGGTATTACTATTCTAGGTGTTACAGGTTCTTATCAAGGCAGTACATCGAGTAGTGGTATTCAAGTCAAAACAGGAACTACTACTTCAACATCTATTTATACAGGTTTAAGTTCTATTGATAAGTTCATTATGTATTCAGATACGATTTTGTCGGAAGGACTTGTCAATGTTGTATACGACAGTTCCAAGTCAGCCGTAACGTTAACTGTATGCGGTGGCTACAACAGTTTTGTCAAGCAGTGCAATGTACTGACACAGACAACAGGATATTCTGTAAGTGGCGGAACATTCCAATGGACAGACAATTCCTCTTTAGGAAGCTTCATGCATGATGCGACATATAATTGGATCGCTGTAGGAAATTAGCTATGTCAGTTTTTAAAGCAGTCGATACTTTAAATCCTTATGCGAAAAGCGATAAAGTTTTAAACATTATTTTAGACAGTCAGTCAGATGCGTATATTCTTAGAAACCTTATTCATGAAGCAGGAACATATATTTTTGCAATATGGGTAAAGACTGATAGCAACAGTACTGTCAACTTTAAGATTTTAGGAACTGATGTATCATTTGAAGCCACAGATTCATGGCAATTGTTTACAAAAAGAATCGATGCAGACAGCTCGGACAAGTCTGTAGAAATCAAGCCACAGGTAAATATAAATTCGTACTTTTATGAAGGTTTTCTTTCAAAAGGAACAACTTTTACAGGGTGGTCTCCTGCACCAGAAGATGTGGACGAAGGTATTAACAATGCTCAGTCATCAGCAGACAAGGCAAATACTAATGCAAGTAACGCACAGCAAAATGCTAATAATGCTCTAGATGCTGCAAATAAAGCGGACGCAAAAGCTGATCAAGCAAAATCAGACGCGGCAGCTGCCAGTTCAGCAGCACAGATAGCTAAAAAACAAGCTGACGAGGCACAGAGAAAGTCAAACACTGCAAACGATATAGCAAATGGTGCTGTTGCAACTATATCTCCGATTGCTCAAGTTGTAATAGTAGACGATAAAGGCTTAAAAATCTTAAATAGTGAAAATAATACCAGTTATGCTCAAATGCAGTCAACTGGTCTTTTTGTATTTGTCAACAAAGAGCAAAGAGCGGTGTTCGGAGCTACAAGTAAAGTTGAGAACATGGCGATTCAAGATTACTTGATGTTTGGCTCTCACCGAGCAGAAACGAAAATCGAAAACGGTGAAGAAGGTACTGCTTTCTTCCATATAGGAGACGTTAAATAATGGCAACAGAAAGACGAAATTATGGCATAACTTCTCACACCAGCATTCATGTTTATGCAGATGAAACTACGGTTGATACAGAGAATAACCGATCTTATATTTCTACAGAACTGTGGATCTTGGGATCTAGTTACTCAGCTTACAACGTAGACTGTAACGTTACGGGTGGCAGTGGATACACCAATTCACATTTGTCAGCTAATGGCTGGGTACAGTTAGTAAGCGGTGGCTTCTGGGCTCCGCACAATGCTGATGGAACAGGTACTGCTACGGTTGGATCATATTACTCTTCCGGATACGGAAATATGCCGTACGAAGAGTTTACTCTAACTCTTACGAAGATTGCTAGAGCTTCACAGCCATCTATCAATACATGGCCAGGTAACTCACCTGATATTACCGCTGGAACAGCTTGTACTATTCATATGAATAAGCAGGCTAACTTCACTCATACGGTTAAATATTCATTTGGCAAAAAATCTGGAACGATTGCGACTGGTGTAGTAGATAACTGCTCATGGACTCCTCCGACTTCTCTGCTAGATCAGATTACTACAGCAACTGTTGGATATGGTGGGATTATGGTTGAAACGTATAGCGGTTCTACAAAAATCGGAGAAACTAAAACATGTAACTTCAACCTGCATATTCCAAGCGGCTCTGAGCCTACTGTTGGAACTATTACTCTAAACGAGCAGCACCTTGGTGTTAAGAAAAAGTATGGCCTTGCTACAGTACAAACAATTTCAAAGAAACTGATATCTGTACCAGTAAGCGCCAAATATTCGGCAAGCATTAAAACGGTATCCTGTGATGGTATAACTCTAACAAACAACAATGGTACATTTACAGGATATATTACTAACAAGACAAATGGAACATATAAAGTAACTGCCACTGACAGTAGAGGTCTGCAATCCAGCAATACGGTTACGCAGCCGTTCTATGAGTATGCTAAGCCGTTTATAACCGCTACTTTAAAAAGAGAAAGTGAAACCTCTGCTAAAGGAACGCTCAGTGTTAGTGGATCGTATTCGACTATTCTTAGCAATACAATTTCTATGACAATTCAGCGTAATGATGACACCTATGGTACGACTGTTTATCCAACGCTAAGCAGTGGAACGATAACCTTTAACAAGGCATACACCGATTTAAATTATGTACAGAGCTTTACTATTAAGGTAAAGGCTACTGATGGGTTCGGCGAATCAGTCGAAGCAACAGCTGCACTAGGTGTTGGTCAGTATGCGCTATGGATGGGCAAGTATAACGTCAAGGTTGGTGGGAAGCTCAATGTCGGAAGCGACTTGACTGTTGGCGGTTCAGCAAATATTAATGGAAGTATATCTACTCCAAATGGAATCAGTGCGGAAACATTCAGATTTAAAGGAGCCAGCCCAGCAATGCATTATATTGCTCAAGGATATCATGTACCGAGTGGCAGTTCGAAAGTATACATGAACTCAGGAATGGCTGGGCATATGTTCACTGATGTTTATGTATACGACCCAGCTTATGCGTCAAAGCACTTTGATAATGACAAAAGTTACCCATCCATTCAAGTTAAGAAAAAAGGAATGTACCTGATTGTTTGTCGTGTACACGGTACAAACGTGCAACAAAATGGCTCATTTGGAATTGGATATACAGTCAATAAACTCGATAATTCTGGAGAATGGGCAACCGATCAGTATGACATGTTCGCTACATTCTATACATGTGCTGCATCATCGGTTTTCTTGAAGGTATTAAATGCAAATGACGTACTTAGATGGCAATGCATTGCTGACCCAACTAGACAAGTAACTCAATTCGAACTGCATATATTTTATGTAACAGACCAATACCAAGGAGATATAAATGATTATTGAATTGAAAAACGGAATGCAATTCTTGTTATCTAATTATGAGGA